GGCTTCATTGTCGGGTGGTCTGCGTTCTTCATCGGTTTATCTTCGTGAATAATCGTACTTGGGTGTTCGTTATCGTTCTGCAACTCCTTTACATAGTCTAATAGTTCCTTCTTTGTCATTGCGTCGAAGTCTACCTTATCTTCTATTACCGTGTGCTGGGAACGGTCGTTAATAAAGTAATGCGGGCCGCCGTCCTTCCACCCGTAAAGTATCGGTTCGTGCTGCCATTGGTAATCCTGCTTTCCGATAACGATGTTATTTTTTACCCATACAAGGTGCTGTTTATAGAGGAATCCGGCCCCGGTAAATCCGGTAATAAACGGCACCGCTTTTAATGCAGCGTGGAAAACATAGATAGCCGCGCCGGGCTTGCAACTTTCATATAGGGAAGCGTGTATATCTCCCATGAAAGCCGTAAAATCGGCGTCGCTCATATTGTCGTTCTTAATGTCCGTTTGTATGCGGTTTCCCCTGTCGGTATTGTTCAAATACTCGTTTTTGCTGGCATAGTCTACGTTATACGGCGGGTCTGTTACAATGCAATCGGCCTGCATACCGCCCATAAGTCGGCGTACGTCCTCAATTTTTCGAGTATCTCCGCATAATAGGCGGTGGCAAATGGCCCCTTTACGAATTTCGAAAAGGTCGCCTTCTTTTATGTCCGTTTCTACGTCTTCGGAGGCCGGCGGTGTAAATCCGTCTTCGGTTAATTCCCGTTCCGGTTCTTCGGGTTCTGCAAACTCTGTAACGCCCCATTCTTCGGGGGATATTTCCCACCTTTCAGCCGCTTGGGTAAGTGCCGTTTCGTCCCAATCCAAATTAGCGGCCCCGGTCGCATTGTCGGCTAAGGCCAGTTCGCGCCCTTCCCGCGTATCTAAATCTATGTCGGTACGTTTTACCGCTACTATTTCTTCGCCGGTGGTTTCGACTATCAAAACCTTTTCTAAGCCTATTTGCCCGGCGTTTTCTACGGTTTTATTCCCGGCTATAATACGGTTGTTCTTATCCAAAAGAATAGAACGGCCCGCCCCGAATTGGCGCAGGCTCTTTTCTATCAAACTTTGGCCGAACTGCGTACCTTTGTTGAAATTTACATCGTCCGGTATAAGTTGGGCTATATCTGCTTCTATAATCTTCTTCGGTGCCATAGGCTCTACGCGATGAAGTGGAATACCAAGCGGGCCAATAGTACGTTAATGATACCGGCAAGTACGCCAACAACAGAGAAAACGAAATCCCAAACTTCCGGGGTTCCTTTCTTGCTGAATTTGTCGTAAATCTCTTTTCCGGCGGCGGCCAAAATACCGGCGGAAAGCCCATAGAAAACTCCGAAAAGTCCTACGAAGAAGGCGATGATAAATCCGGCCGCTAAATGCAGCCATTTGTCAGAACTGAATAAGTAGCCCTTAAAGGTCGTAAGGGCCTGTAAAATCTTTTCTTTCATACCTGCGTACGTCTATTAGTATGTAAATATTCGCGTTATGCAAAAATAAAAGAAGCGTATTACTATAATACGCTTCTTTATCCAAGAATAATTAAAAAGTTACCAACATAAACGGGGGATATATGCCCGTATAACCTGCTGGAAGTCTTCTAAGGAACGGCAAACAATGTACTTATTACCGTGTGCTTCGGCCAACGCTTGCCACTCCTTTTGCATGGGTGTTTGCCGACTGCTTTTGCTGGGGGTCTTAAACTCGATACAAAGGGAATGAAACCCGCCGGAAGGGTAAAGCAGAATAAGGTCGGCAACCCCGGCCGTTACTCCTTCGCCCTTCATAATCGCGGCTTCCTTCGCATTCCTCGCCCCGCCGTTCGGAACCGCAAAAAGAAGGCGGCCTATTTTCGGGTACTGCAACCGGAACCAAGTAACGCAGTCCTTCTGTATTTGGCTTTCTATATGTCGCATATTATTCGGTTTCTTTTTCGTACAAGTGGCAAGCCGGGTTATTTACCTATATCCGTTTCAATCCGTTACCAGTTCTTCGGCTCTTTTGAAGGGCGCAACTTTGCACTATCTTCGTACTATGGTCGTTCAATTCCCAACGCTGGCGGTGCTTACAAGTCCGGCAAGTCGGAAATTTCGGTTTGGCTCCGGTCTTAACGGCGGCTATAAATTTGTTGTAATCCATAGCCGAATATAGCTTTAACCAATCTTCGCGTACCAAAATATCGCGCTGGGGAACATAGGCGTAGAATACGCCATTTATCCGGCACCCGCCCGAAAACCTTGCAACCGATAAATACGGCTGCTTCGTAACGTCGGCAACTACTATAACTTTGTCTGTGTCGAACATACCTATTTGTATTTTACCGTTAATAAATACTGTTGTACCTTTTCGGCTATTTTAATTATATGAAACGGCCAATAGTACGGGCCGCAACCCAAAACCATACTTCCCGCAATCCGATACGGATAGCCATGCCAATACGGGTAAGCCCTTCTTTGAAGTTTTCAGAAAACCGGCAATACCGAACCCCGGCTTTCGTTTCTTTAAGAAGGTAGGCGTATGCTTCGCCCCGTGTGCGGAAGTATGTATTTTCGTACATAATCGCGCCGCTATGGGTTGTATTCGGCCAGCCGTATTCCTCGCATAGTTCGGCCTTTACCGCCCACCGGTCAATAGTGAATACCGGAAAGTTTCGGGCGAAGGTGTCCGGTTCATCAATCAAGGCCCGAAGTACCCCGTTTTTTTCGTCTGCCTTAATACGGGCGGCAAGCTGTCCTATTTCGCTATTCTCGCCGGGCGTAACCAAAGACGAATAGAAAACTTTACCGGTTTCTATATTTATGGCTATAAGCCCGTGAACATACCCGGAACCGATACAAATACAAGCTCCGCCGTATTTTTCTTCGTTATAGATAGCTACGATATGCTTTATATCGTAATGCTGCTTTATTGTTTTGAATCCCATATACTTATTTTGTTGTTTGTTTGAACCATGCCCGGTAACAAAGTTCCCGGAGCAAATCCGAAATAATGGCTAACCCTTTGGAAAGCCATAAGCAAATCAATTGAAGCGGCACGACCGTAAAGAATACAAGCCAAAACACCGTATTCCAAAATAGGCCGGTACGCTTTTTTACCTTTATCGTATAGGTAATTTCCCCTTTGTTCATACCGTTACTTTTTAGTTTCTACTTCTTGTTTCGCCCGATAGTTTACTACCGTTTGGGCTACTCTGAAAACAAGCCCAGATATCGCGTCGCGCTGGGACTTCGGCAGGCCGCTTTCAAGGTTCGCAACCTTTATAAAAGTTTCCCTAATACCTTCTACCGTAAATATCCCTGCGTCCTTCAATGCGTCGTACGGTGTCCGGCGATACCTGTAACCTTCTTGCGGAGCCGGTCGGTTGTTATAGGCTTCTATTTCGTAGCCTAAGAACTCGTTAAATTTGTCGTCCTTAATTATGTCCTTTACTTTCATCGTCTTTATTTTTATGTATGTTATAATCTTTATTCGCGTTGTAGCCGCACCAAGTACAATAACCGAGGGCTACATTAAGCGCATAGTTTTCGCGCTGACATTTGGGGCATATTATAAGCCCTATACTTCCGTCGTCCCTATATAGGCCGCTCGGCAAATTGTCGCTTCGTGTTTCCATTAGTACCGCCTTTTTGTAAAGTGAATAATAGCGAAGTCAAGAGTAAGCGCAGAAGCGAGTCCGGCCAATTCGTGGTACTTCTTTTCGGCAGCGTCAAATACCGGCGCGAACCATGCCTTAAAATCGTCTACCGTAAGCCCGTCGTTTTCGGCTAAAATCTCCAAGGGGACGGGGTGGCCGTCTACCTCTGCTTCATAATCGTAATAAACGACAGATATTATCGGTTTGTCGTCTAATTGTACTTCCGCGTAGTGATTTACTACGCACTTTTCCCGTCGTAACTCCAATTTCTGTACGCCGACAATGTCGGCCGGAATCTCGGTTATAACTTCTTGGGGGCTTCGGTATGGTTTTGCGCTCCATTGGCGGACGCTAAGAACTCCACCCGTAGCCGTTATTTTTTCTATTTTTGCCCGCCAATACCCGTAATTGCTTCGGCAGGTGTGTACCTTCCGCCCGTCGGCGACTTTGGCTATAAAGCCCGTTTCTTGCCCTTTACGGGGGTGCTTCGGGCCGAAGTGTTTGCCAAGTGTTACTACTGCTTTCATCGTTAATTAACTTTTGTTCGGTTATAAAGTAGGTGCGTATCTATTCCGGTAGCGTTAAAGACCAAGGCCCGAACGTCTTGCCCTAATTTTTCTACGGCTTTTAAGGTGTCTTCTTGGCTAACTCCTTCGGCTTGCTGCTTCTCGAAAAACTTATCTACGAGTGCGCTCATAAATATTTTTGTAGAAGCTCGGAACCCTTCTAAGGTGTAATTCGGTTTTGCCCCGTTAAATGCTTCGTACTCCCAAAGGGTAGCTTCCATTTCTTCAAGCACGGGGCTTAATTTCTTTCCTATCATATCGGTAATTGTTAAAATGGTAAATCGTCTACTTCTTCGGGTTGCTGATATGCCGGTGGCTGTGTCGGCGCATACGTTGGGGCAGCGGCCGAAGTCGTTACGGCCTGCTGGGGGACTTCTGTTTGTTCGACCCGGTTTCCGCCTAAAAGCTGCAATTCTCTAACCCGGCAATTTATACCGGCTTGTAATACTCCGCCGGCTTCGTATGCCTTGGCCGAAAGTTCGCCGCGAATGAATACGCGGGTTCCTTTCTTCAAATAGTTAATTACCGGGCTTTCTCCGTATTTAAGGCAGCTTACCCAAGTCGTACGTTCGTGTCGTTGTCCCTGCGAATCTTTATAGCTTTCGGTATGGGCTACGCTGAAAGCTATGTACTTTTGCCCGTTAAGGTCTTTAATAATGGCGTCCGCTCCGAGGTTGCCAATTGCTTCTAATACTAACATATTGCTTTAATTATTTGGTTATTAACTCTATTCCTTTGGCTACTACTAACGGCTGTTCTTCGCTTAATTTCCCGATAAAAGCCGCTATAATTCGCCCTTGGTCGGGGCTTATGCCTAATGGCGAAAATGTCCCGTTACCGTTCTTTAC